GGGTTATTTTTCTGAATAGAGCACCAAATAAGCCAATTTTTTGACTTATTATATAAGGATTTAAAATATTTTTAAAAAAGTGGCGCCATTTTAAACAATGCAATAGGCTTTTAGAACGCTTTTTTCAATCTATTGGTGTCAAAAATCCCTTAAGTGGATAGATATTAATACAAGGTGCGGAAAAACCTTGTCTGTACATAGGTGATGATAAAGCCGATGTGATTAGTGAGCCGCTGTGTTGACACCAGAAGGTTTCTTATCATCTCTTTCTCGGTGTTGCGCTTTTCGAGTTTCTTTTTTCTTTGTTCAAGGTGAGTGCAAAAGCTCACCTCCTTCTACATACTCGTTTAGGCGAGATGTCTCCAATTCTTTTTACCACCTTCTTATATTAATAGTTCTACCTTCCTGAAAGAAGTCTTACACTGTAAGGCTTTTTTCATTACATATTATTTCAACAAAATAAAATAAATAAAATTAAATAGAAAAGAGGTTAAACAATTATGAATGATAAAGCACAATTATTAAGACGATTTAAAAATACATTTCGTTGGACTAACTTATCACTAGCAAAAGCCATGCACGTATCGAACGTAACTATTCACAATATTCTTGTTGGCAAGAGTGTTAGTTATGGGACAATGTGCAGACTGAATGAGTTTTTTGAACAACATGAAGATGAGGTGAACTTTTTGTGAAAGCAAATTTAAATGAAATGAGATACGTTGGTGTTCTGAATGAACTCCAGCAAACTCAAAATGATTACGGCGGCATTATAAACAAGCTAACACCTTTGCTCACTTTCAGGTTCGGCTACTTCCACATGTCGTTTACGGTCAACGTGGAAGCTCGTGTTATCGATCAACTGGTAAATACCATCACCATTTTTACGAGACACAACCCTCTTTTTATTAGCGATCCTAGCCATTCAATCACGATTGATAATGTATCTTACAGTATTCAGTCGGTTGTTCCAGACTTTGATGTGAACGGGTTAGACACAATCACTCTTAAAAAAGTAGGTGCTTAATATGATTATGCATGAGTGTAGTCATGTTGGTTGTACGGAATTGATACCGTATAACGTACGCTATTGCGATAAGCACAGGAAGCAGAAAGCTCATGAAACCATGCAGTCACATAAAAAGAATGACAAGTTTTTTAGGTTCTACCAGAGCACACAATGGCGAAAGACTAGAAATGCCTACATGGACGGTCACCCGTGGTGTGGGATATGTTTACTACACGGAAAGCATAAACTTGCGACAAGTGTCGATCATATCAAACCACTTAAATTGTGTGATGAAGATGAACAATTAAGTTTTGATAATCTACAGTCGTTGTGTGCTAGTTGTCACAACTTTAAGACTAGACAAGAACAAGAATTATATAAGTAAGTAGAGATAGCTTTATGGCGCACGAAAAAAAGCCACCAGACACCCCCACGATGAATAATGGGGGGCTGCCATGGTGACCGTGCAATACAGGCTTGACTTTGCAAAAAATTTTTTGCTCTTTTTTAGTTTTTAAATGAAAATTTGGTGCTTTTTATTTTTTTTTGAAAAAATATTCGTGAATTACTATCTAGATTGATTATAACACTTGCAGAAATTTAAACAAATAGAAGGTGAGAAAATGGCAATAGATTTAAACGCAAATAGACACGAGAGCAAAGTTAGAAAATTAGACCGAGAGCAAGCAAAAAGGAATTTACAGGAGCAAAAAAAAGAAATTAAGGCTTCTAATTCGTTGAATAGACACCAAAAATTTATTTTTAAAAAGTTAATTGAAATGATCGACTTAGACAACACCCCCTTGAGTTCGATTGACGGAATTGATTTAAGCCAACTAGCTTTAGAGTTAGATATTTTGGCTCAAGCAACTCAATTAATTAATGATGACGGCATTATCATCAAAAATAAACGCAATCCAGCTATTATGATTCGCAACACAAGTCTGAAAAATGTGTCTCAATTACTGAACGACTTGAACCTTACTTATAATCGTAGGATTACGGCAGTCATGAACTCAATTCAGAACAACGATTCTAATGTTGACCCGTTGGTTAGCTTTCTAAGTGATGAAAATGACTGATTATGTATTGGAATATTGCAACAAAGTTGTGAACGGTGGGATTCCTTCATGTCGAAAAATTGAAGAGGCTTGCAGAAGAGAATTAAATGATCGCAAGCGAGAAAATTTTGAATATCATTTTGATAATAAAAAAGCAAACAAAGCAATTAAGTTCATGGAATTAATTCCGTCACCAACAGGCGAACCAATTAAGCTAGCTTTGTTCCAGAAATGGATTATTGGTGAGTTGTATGGTTGGCGAGATAAACAAGGTAACAGACGTTACCATAACGCTTTTATTTCTCTATCTCGAAAGAATGGAAAATCGTATTTAGCAAGTTGTATTGAAATTGCGACTTTGCTTTTGGAAAACAAACCGAAACGAAACAGGCAAATTCTTAATGTAGCAAATAACTTCACACAAGCAACACTCGCTTTCAATATGGCAAGATCAAACTTAAACCATTTATGTACGATTAGTCCTTCACTGCGTAAGCGTTTGAACGTCAGAAAAAAAGAAATATTCGATACAAAAACAGATTCATTCATCGAACCTTTACCGAGTGCCGACACTTCTCGATTAGACGGCTATAATCCTTGTTTGGCAGTCATTGATGAATACCACGGCGCTAAAAATCATGATGTGGTTAACGTTTTAAAAAGTGGACAAGGCCAGCAGGATAATGCGTTGTTATGTATCATTTCAACAAGTGGGTTCAACCTAAAAGGCGCAATGTATCAGGATTATAAGACGTATGTAGACGTTTTAAGCGGCAAGAACTCATTAGACGATACTTTCATAGCTGTTTACGAACAAGATAACGAAAACGAAGTATATGACGATTCAACGTGGATCAAAAGTAACCCCCTATTTGAGGTTGATTCGATTAGAAATAAAATGACTGAAAAAATTCATCAAGATTTAAAGAGTGCTTTAGCTCAAAACGATTTGAACCCTATTTTAGTGAAAAACTTCAATCTATGGCGAGCCAATTCAGAAGATACTTTTTTGAAATTAGACGATTGGCAAAAAACAGAAGTTAAACCAATTGATATAAAGAATAAAAAAGTTATTCTCAGTGCTGATTTAAGCAAGGCTGGTGATTTAACTTCCATTTCTTGGATTGTCCCACTTGATGACGGTAGATATTATACTGATTCTCACTCTTGGGTAGGAACGAAGTTCGGACTAATCGAAAAAGAAAAACAAGACGAGATTAATTACACAAGTTTAGCGGACGCAGGATATTGCACGATAACCGACTTGCAAAGTGGCGTTATTGATTACGATCAGATATTCAATTTCATCAAAAACATGGTAGATAGAAATAATTTAGATGTCTTGGGTATCTGTTACGATCCATGGAGTTTTGGTTATTTGTTAGGAGAGTTCGAGAAAGAAAATTATCCATTAATCGAGACGTCACAAGGTGCTAAGAATTTAAATTTTTCAGAAAAACAATTCCGAGAATATGTATTTAATAATCAGATTGTTCACCCGAAAGATCCACTACTAGATATTGCGGTTATTAACTCAATATGGCGTAGCTCAAGTGCAGGCGTTGGATTCATTGATAAGACACGGTACTCAAACAGAATTGATCCACTAGTAAGCATTCAATTCGCTTGGAAGTTTGTTAGCGATCAACTATTAAATAAAGAGGAAAAATCAAATGAATATTATGAAAACTTTAGTTTCTAAGGTAGCACTTCAAACCTATTTTTTTATTTTGGGTTTGGTGCTTTTTAATTTAGGTATTTTTTTATTCAGTCTGAATTTTGGGCTAATCACGACAGGTTTAACACTAGTATTGCTAGCAGTAATCATAAATATTGAAAAGAGAGGAGGTAAATAATGGGACTACTAATTAACAACACAAACACAAGTCCGCAACCAGATTCAAGTGACGCCTTTTTGGACGCCTTGGTTTCAATGAGTTCAGATAGTGACTTCTATGCAGGGAAAAGCGTGTTGCGCAATCCAGACGTGTATTCAGCGATTTCAACAATCAGCAATACAGTTGCTTCATGTCCGTTCATCAGTTCAACGCCTTTAATCAGTAAGATGTTGAACGATCCCGACGTCGATAACATCAGATCAGGCTTCAATTTTTGGAGTTCGGTTATGACAAACTTGCTCATCAATGGCAATTCATTTTGTTTGATTGAAAACGGTGGTCATGCCTTGAAATTCATCGAAAATAATGAAATGACCGTCACGGTAGATACTTCTACAGGCAATGTTAGCTATCGTTATCAAGCCGACCCTTCAACGCGTGCGCAGGATGTGCCTATATCACAGATTCTACACTTCAAAATCCTAAGTTTGGACGGTATTGCAGGCATTTCACCTTTATACGCTTTGCGAGATAGTTTGGACTTACAAAACATTGGAACTCAAACATTGAAAGACGTATTTCAGTCAGGGATTCATGGAATGCTGAACGTCTCAAAAACTGACTTAAGTGATTCAGCGAAAGAAAACCTAAGGCAAAACTTTCAAAAGATTGCTTCATCAGGTGTTGGGGTGAGTGATGATTCAATTAAATTTGAACAGATTTCAGTCGACAAAGGACTTTTAGAGGCCATTCAAACCAATAATTTAGCGAGTGAAAAAGTTGCGAGTGTTTTTGGTATTCCGTCAGAAATGATTGGTTTGGAAAACTCGCATAGTTCAGTAAGTCAATCACTCAAAACGTTGTTTTTACAGGGCTTAACGCCTTATTTTGAAAGTGTCAACAATGAACTCAACAACAAACTATCAGGCTATGAAATCAGTCAAGATAAGTCGAACATTTTGCCAGCAAGTTTTTCAGATCAAGCTAAGACACTTATTAGTTTGATTCAAAACGGCGTCATGACGCCTTATCAAGCACGACAGACGCTTAATATTGATGAACCAAGTGATAACGACAACGAAGCACTCAACCGCTTCTATGGTTCACTCAATTACTCGCAGTTGGAAAATTTGAGTGAAAACGATTATGACCGTGCGAACGCTTCAAAGTACAGCAACGATAATACAGATACTAATGAGGAGGGAAACAATGATTCAAAATGAAAAATTAATTATCAAGTCGTCCGAGATTCGAGCAGTCGAACCAACAGATGATAGTGATGATTCAACAGGCAAACAACTTGAAGGCTATGCCCTGATGTTTAATCAACCCTCGAAAGATTTAGGTGGGTTTATTGAACAGATTGACCCACAAGCATTACAGAATACTGATTTGTCACAAGTTCTATTTTTAAACGATCACAATTTTAATCAGCCAATTGCGAAGGTGGGTTCAGGCTTAACTTTAGATGTTGACGATCAAGGACTTCATTTCATTGTTGATATTGATGATTCAGTTAGTTATGAAGCAGACTTGTACAACTTGATTCAAAAAGGCGTTGTTAACTCAATGTCATTCGGATTCACGTTGCCAGATGACGGTTCAGGCGAACAATGGACAGAAGACACTGCAACCGGAGTTGTAACACGTTTAATTACAAATATTCAGGCATTATACGAAATTAGTGCTGTGTCAATCCCAGCATATGACGCTTCAAGCGTTGCGACACGTGGATATGATTCATTTATTAACAAAAAACAAAATAACTCAAAAGAGGAGAAACGAAACATGACAGAAAAGACAATCATTGCACCAGAAAACGAAGAAACTAAGGATCAAAAAGAAGTACGTTCATTCGAGGACTACATTAAGTCGCACGGTGAACAACGTTCAGGACTTGCAACAGACGGGGCACAAGCGGTTATTCCTA